TTTAAGGGAAATTTAATCTCTTTATTTTTAATGTAAAGATATGTGGGCAAATTAAAATAAATTAGCGGCAACTAAAGAGTATGTTTAACAATGAGCGAGAACCTCTTGCACTCCTCATTGAATTAACTCCAAAGTTAGCCAAGAAAAGATATCGACAATCAATATATGAAGCCTGGGACTGTAAATGTGGTTATTGCGGAGACTATGCAACATCTCTTGACCATGTCATTCCCCGTTTCCGTTCTGGCTCAAGCAACCGAAACAACTTGATTCCTGCTTGCAGGCGTTGCAATTCAAACAAAGCGAGCGCCAAAATGGAAGAATGGTACAAGCAGCAAGAATTTTTTACTCAAGCTAGGATGGATAGAATCAATGCTTGGGTCACTCAAAACGAAGTTGACCTCTGTACGTTGCAAAATTCTTTAATACCATCAGTCGCATAACATGGGCGTTTCATACGACGTTATCAATAAGGAGTGGTCATTTACACCTGAAGCAACCTTAAGCAGAAGAAGTGTAAATTATCCTGGAAAACGTTATATGAACGTTTCCTGGGATCAAACCACTGGAAGATATTCTTCGGGACCAAAAAATATCAGGGCAAGTGTATCAACCAGTCCAGATGGAGGGGCTAATAAAAGTTTTGAAATTCCTCTCGAGAGGGGTGGTTTTCCTTCCTACATGGACCGATTACGCGGTCATTTAGAAAATAATTTAGGCAAGACCATTGCATACAGCGGCGCAGTTCAGTCGGCTGCAGATAATTTTGGCAGAGAACAACCAGGCATTGAAAGACAGCTAACAGAAGCAAGAGATAACGAAAGAATCAACAGAGAAATTGTTGATTCATATAATCAACAGGTTGAAAAAGCAAACAGTCAGCTTCCTCAAATTGAAGCAACAATTAATAGAACAAAGGGAGATGATTACGTTGCTCAAAGAGAACTGTTAAAAGAATATGGCATTCCTGGTTTAGAAGATAACTTCAAAGCTTTTTATCTAACGGAAAAGCTTCAGAAGTGGAATCCCAATCTTGGAGCAAAACCTTTATATGGTGATTTTGATTCCAAGTATTACCAAGATAATAACCCTGGGGCAGTACAAAAATGGAATGAAGCAGTTGCTAATGATGATCTAGACATTATAGCCAGATACGGAAAAGATGGATATTACCTTTGGCATTACACAAACATAGGTCAACAAGCTGGTGCCAGAGGTAACGCACCAGAGGCTATAGAGGCTGCTACCGAGTATTACGAGAAACCAACCGATAAAGACTTTGAAGACGCCAGGACGCTCCAGCTGGGCGTCGATATGAACACGTCTGACGCACGTCTTCTAAGTGTTCCATATATCCAGGAGCAATTCGAGGCGGCATTAAATGGCGATCCTTATTGGAAGCAGATGGCAAAGGATAATTATTTATCCATTGACACCGAGAAGCCAGATGAATTTGCTGCTCTCTTCAGACTCTCTCAACGAGATGAAGACAAACAAGTTGTTTTTGATTTTAATTTAAACCAAGGCTATGGCATTACAGAATTAGAAGATGCCATCAATCAAGCAGTTGGCGAAAGAGCAGCGATCGATGTTAAACGTTTTGGTGCTTTAACTCAGAACGTGTTGAAAGACACGATTGCTGAGATGAAGAAAGCCAAGGCAAAAGAAGAGTACCTGGATCTCTTAAGAGGCTTTGGCGGTTTCTCAGAGATCATGGATATCAATAAAACAATTGCTGATTCACTGATTAATGACACAGGAATTGGCGGTGTTTATGCATTAACAGGTGGTGGCCCATCTGAAGATGATTTAGAAGAACAGCTTGAACGTCTGACCGGTGTTCGAAATAACGTTACTTACAACTGGCAACAGTGGTTTGATAACACATTAAAAGAAAAATATAACAAGGAGCTTGATCTTGGTTACACAATAGATGAGGCAGAAGCAAATATTGCAATTGAGGCAGACTTTGCAAGACGGTTTATTGAAAATTATCTGCAGCCTCGTTTTGATACATCACGTTCTATGGATGAGTTCGTGGAATACCTTGACGTTAGACAAGGAGAACAAAACCCCTTCCAGACGCAGGACCTTGTTAACGCCGTTAACGTTGTTGCAGATCTGAAATCAAAACAGTATCTTGATCAATTAAAAAATGAACCAGGTCGTTATTTTGACTCTGAGTTTTATTTCAATCCAACTGGAGACGCAGCTAGGACTGATAAATATTTAGAGCAAGCAAATACTGTTGCAGAAGATTGGAAATCAGCTAAGAATGGCGATCCTTACTGGGCTGAACAAGCCTATCGATTTGGCATCAACGTTAATGATAAGGACGCTTTTGCACGAATTCACTTCCAGGTAAAAGGACAGGGTCAAGGTTACGACGCTGCAGAAGACATTCTGAACCCCAGTAAAGTTAGCGATCAGATTTACATGAATATTCTTCCTACACTTAAAAAAGAAGCCCTAGAGCAAGGTTCTGTTTTTGGTCAGTTTATTACACCAGAAGAATTTACAGAGGAACTTCTTCAGGGACTGGATCCAAACAATAGTGAAGAATGGAATGAAGTTTTAGAACGATATGGTTTAAAAGATTTTCAAGGAAACTTAGATGAATTAAAGCAATACGTTATTGAGACCTTACGAACACGTTCAGCACAACAAATTAGAGAAGAAATTAAATACTTAAACGAGAAGAAACGCAAACCGACTCAACGTGCTCTTGGTCTTACATATATTGAGAGACCAGAAGATTACAAAAAAATTGACGCAGAGGCCGAGACGCAACTGTATTCAGTGTTTAGAAATGCCGGATACGGCGGAACAGAAGATGAATTTTACGAAAACATGTTCCCTGATATTGATCGATCAGAACAAAAATTACTGACAAAAGCTGGAAAAGGAGAAGGACTTGAATTTGCCGAGATGGACTTAAGTGATCCTTTTGCTTCTCTTGGAACCCTCGAAGGTTTCTTTGATACAGATGAAGAGGAAGAAAGTAAAGCAAACGTTAGTGAAAAACGGAAGAAAGAACTTGATAGCTTCTTCGGCTTAGAATTAGATCCATATCAAGAAGATGACTACAAGTTCGATACAGGGAAAAAGATCCTTGGTGAATTTACTTCTATCTTTAAGGGCTTCTCATGAGTGATAAACCACGTAAGGCAGCAAAAGCAGCCAAGCTTGCTAAAGACAAAATGGCTTGTAATAAGCCACAGAAAACACCAGGGCATCCAACTAAATCACACGTCGTAAAAGCCTGTAAAGACGGCGAAGAAAAGATCGTTCGTTTCGGTCAACAGGGCGTCGAGGGGGCCGGTAAGAACCCCCAGACAGCCAAAGAGAAAGCACGTAAGAAGTCATACTACGCTCGCCATAATGCTCAAGATAGCAATCCTGATAAATTTTCTGCACGTTATTGGTCACACAAGGTAAAGTGGTAATGTTAATTTTCTGAACCATGCGCAAAAATTCAACCACTTTCCAATCATCGCCTCCCAAAAAAACAAAACAGGGACAAGGAAAGCATTCCAAACCAAATCATGGCCGTAAAAAGACACGCGGTCAGGGTAAATAAATTATGTATGATTGAGGGTAGCAATAGTTGCCCTTATGTCAGATTATTTGCCTGCAATTAATTTAATCTGCAAGTTCCAGGGCTATAACGAAAAAGCGTATCCAGATTTAGAAACAGGAAATTCGCCGTATTCAATTGGATACGGAACACAGTTTTATCCAGATGGTTCTCCAGTGTGTGCAGGGCAACTATGCACTGAAGAAAAAGCAATGGAATATTTAATTAGCGAAGTAGAAGCAATTAATGCAGACTTAGATACAATTAACTTAAGACTCGACGATTCAATGCGCTACGCATTGATTTCGTTTATACACTCAGTCGGCTGGGAAGCGTTCCTCTACAGCGAACTGGTCGACTGCATTGGAAATGAGAACTGGAATGGTGTTGCCATTGAGTTCTCCAGGTGGATTTTTGACTCCAACTATCGTGTCATTGGCAATCTCGTGGATCGCCGTAGGGAAGAAATTAAATTATTTTTGGAAGATTTGGAAAGTAATGCATGGCTTTCCAATGAGATTTTATTGACTGCTTTCCGTAATTACTCAGCTGCACCACATCAAGTCAGGGCAATTAGAAAGCTAGAAGAAAGCCTCAGTCCTTATGTCTTGGCTGAGTTTGCAAATGATTTTGATATTGCGGACAGCCCCTGGATCCCGCATTTTGAAATGGATGCGTCGGATTTTTTGTTTGACTTAGATCCAGACCTTGACAACGAATGGACTTAGAATAAATTAACGGAACAACAAGAGTGATTCATGGAGAGATCAGTAGAGCCTCGTGAATACGAGCTACCTTTAGAGTTGCAGTTTTCCATGCGGCGTGCTGAGCTTCAAGCTCAGGATATGACCTGGGAAGAGCTGCATGCAGCACTCTTGAATTTGTTTCACCAGCGCATGATGGAATGGCAGGCAGTAAAACAAATCCTGGAATCTGAAAATATCAAAATTGAGTTTGATACTCCCACAGACGTTGAACTTTCAGAGTTAGCCGCCGCCTACATGATGGAAGACGACGACGACTTGGAAGATCCGTTTCTGCCCTACTAAATACTCTCGTCTATTTCAATAAGAAGTTTCAGGTAAAATTCAGCTTTTTTTAGCGATTCGATCTGTCCTTTCTTTTTTTCTCTCCAGACATATTTTGCAATATTCCCTTTCAGAAACCCTCTGTATTCTTCTCTGGTTAATTGCGCTTCAATTGCCTCTATACATTCAATAGAGCCATTTGCTGCGTAATGGTCAGGGTGATTAACGTTGTCAACAATAATATCTAACGTCGTCGTGACATCAGGGGCGAGTTCTTCTTGAGCAACAGCCCAGGGAACAGGGCAGACTCCCCCTGGGCAATCAGACAAGAGATTATCGTTAAGTTCCTCTACCGGATCAAACCACGTCTTTTCTGGGACATGAGCATCTCGGTCGTAATGTTGGCTGGAGGTAGATTCTGGAGCCGACCCACGGGCATTGGAACCGTTCCCGGATAGTTTGCT